TCGAGGAACTGAGCAGTGGATATTACAGGTTGAAACGATGCAAAGTCAAAAATATGCTAAAAGACGTGAAAGCGATGATGGACAACTCCACGGTGCAGGATATGTGGGGCAACTCCACGGTGCAGGATATGTGGGACAACTCCACGGTGCAGAATATGAGGGACAACTCCACGGTGCAGAATATGATGGACAACTCCACGGTGCAGGATATGTGGGACAACTCCACGGTGCAGGATATGTGGGGAAACTCCACGGTGAAGAATATGATGGACAACTCCACGGTGCAGGATATGTGGGGCAACTCCACGGTGAAGAATATGATGGACAACTCCACGGTGCAGAATATGAGGGACAACTCCACGGTGCAGGATATGTGGGGCAACTCCACGGTGCAGGATATGATGGGCAACTCCACGGTGCAGAATATGTGGGGCAACTCCACGGTGCAGGATATGTGGGGAAACTCCACGGTGAAGAATATGATGGGCAACTCCATCTCCAGAGACAGCGAAAATAAAAAAATAAAAATTTCCAGCGAATGTGATTACGAGATCGTAAAAGAGGAAAACAAAAAATCATGAAAAATGTGGCAAAAGTTTTTATATCTATTGGACTTGTGATCGTGTTTCTTGGTGGAATGCTCGATGCGGATGGAATGTATTATGTTTTTCTGCTGATTGCAATAGCTCTCGGTGCGGTGATTGCACTTATTGGAGTTGTGATCTTGGATGTTGAGAAACGCCTGGAAGAAAAGCGGAAAGCATACTTTTACATGATCCGCCGGAAGGACAAGCTTGACGCTGATGTTGAGTTCCTTTGGGAATTTGAGGACAAAAAAATAGCACCCTGATAACTTTGGCGAGTACAGGTGCTATTTAACCGTGGAAATACAAAAGTACTTCTGCGTTTATTATAACACGTAGTTAAATTTTTGGAAAGCGTGATTTTATGATTTACAGGAAATGCAGAATCTGTGGATGTAGTTTAGATCCCGGGGAAGGAAACGTGTGTGAAGAATGCCGGGACGAACAGTACATGAATCAACAGCGTGAGAAAGCTGTCAGATACATGGTTTTATCTACAGATTTCAGACAGATGGAAATGGAGGAATTTTTGAATGACTAGCACACAATTAACCTGGTCTGATACCGGGGATTTATTAGACAAATTAGATGAGCTGTCCCAGCTTCTTGAAAATTTTGGAATATTAGATGGAAGCGTTACGTTTACTAGCACCGGAGACGTCTTTGGAACATTTGCGATTGATGGGAACAAGTTACACGCCGGCATCTTGAACGATGGCAAGAGAAAGACTGTAGATTATGAGAGATAATTACGATTTATGGGAAGAACATGACAGGCAGCAGGAAGAATGGCTGCAACGCAGACCGAAGTGCATCTGTTGCGGAGAACATATCCAAGAGGAAACAGCAGTGAAGATCAGAGGGGATTATTACTGTGACAGATGCTTGGATGACATGAGAGTTTATGTGACAGATTGAGAGGTAGAAATGAAATTTAGAGAATTAAGGGCAAATGAAATTGAAGCAAGAGTAGCAACTGTTTCTGATAAAGGCTGTTCCATCCTGCTGTATAAAAATGCACGCTGTGATATGAACATCTTAGATGAAGCTGTAGGGGAAATGAACTGGCAGAGAGACCATAAGGAAATCAAAGGCAACATGTATGCAGGTATTGGCATATGGGATGCATTCAAAAAAATCTGGGTATGGAAATGGGATTGCGGAACGGAATCTTATACCGAAGGAGAAAAAGGCGAGGCTTCTGACAGCTTCAAGCGAGCTGGCTTTAACTGGGGAATCGGAAGAGAATTATACACTGCACCTTTTATATGGATGAAAGCAGACCAGATTAATCTTGCAGATAAAAATGGAAAAAAAACCACGTATGACAGCTTTAAAGTTGAGGATATCGAGTATAAAGATGGAAAAATCTCATATCTGAAAGTTGTTGATAATAAGACAAAGGCAATTTTCTTATATGGGAAAAGCAGAGCACTGAAAGATGAAAATATAAATGATCTGATCAGCGAGGAAGAATTTCAGATCATCACAGAATTGATCAGAAAGGCAAATGTCAATGAACAGAAGCTGTTAAGCCAGTATAAGATTGAATCGTTTATCACACTGACAAAAGTGCAGTACACAGCGTTAAAAACAAAGCTGGAAGAAGCTGTTGCAAAGAAAGAAGCGTAGCTTATGGAGACTACTGGAAAACTAACCGGAGCGAGCCGGACATTTGACGGACAAGGCATCATTCTTACATTTGAGGTTGATGGTTCAGCAGCTCCCCAGATTGAAAATTTACAGAAGCAGGACAAGTTGAAAATCAAAGCTGTTAGATACACGCAGAAACGTAGCCTTGATGCAAATTCTTATTTTCATGCACTGGTTGGAAAGATTGCCGATGCTCTGACGATTTCCAAGGCGAAAGCCAAAAATGTACTGATCTGTAAATATGGTCAGCCAGAACATCTTCCAGATGGAAGTATCTTCTATTATCAGTCAAATGCACCAGAAGATTACATGTGGGAACTTGAAACAATTCATGCAATGCCAGTTCGATATGATGGGAAACTGACTGTATATAAGATTTATCGAGGAAGCCATACATATGATACAAAAGAAATGTCAGTACTGATTGATGGAACGGTAGCGGATGCAAAAGAACTTGAAATAGATACCATCACACCTGAGGAGTTGAGGGAAATGAAAGAGCGGTGGGGTGTATGAAACGATTGTGGAGCGTATTTACAGAAGATATGGATCACTGTTATTTTACCGGAACATACCCAGTGGAAAGACATCATATCTTTGGAAGTTCAAACCGTAAAAATAGTGAAAAGTATGGTTTTGTTATTCCGCTCAGACCGGATCTGCATCCTAACGGAGCGCAGAGAGGCGCCAATGCAAAAGAAATTGATTTGAAATTAAAAACTATGGCGCAGGAATATTTTGAATCTCATTACGGTACTAGAGAAGAGTTCAGAAGTATTTTTGGAAAGTCGTGGTTATAGGGTTGGAACACCTTGCCGGACGGCAGAAAGAAACCTATTCATGCAGAAAATAATATATCACGAATTATTGGAAGTCATGGTTCCCCTGTACTTTCCATGGTGCAGGGAGAAAGGAGTAAATCTTGGAAGAATTAAAAGTTACAGAATATGGAGATATGAGAGTGCTGACAACGCAGCAGATCGCAGAAGCGTATGGAACAAATACAGATACAATCACAAAAAATTTCAATAGAAACAAAGACAGATATGTTGAGGGGAAGCATTTTATTTGTTTGGAGGGAGAGAATTTAAAAGATTTTAAAACGACCGGACAAATTGACCTTTCGTTAAAAATTAATAAATTATACCTCTGGACAAAAAAAGGTGCTTTTCTCCATGCAAAATCCTTAAACACAGATACCGCATGGGAAGTATACGATCGGTTGGTTGATTCTTATTTTGATCACAGTAATCTTCTTGATGGAATGTCACCGGAGCTGAAAGCGGCGCTGATTGTGGATAAGCGTGTGACCAAGGTAGAGCACAGAATTGACCATATTGAAAATGATATGCCGTTGTTCGGTGCAGAATCAGACGAACTTTCCGCACATGTCAGACGCAAGGCGGTGGAAATGCTCGGTGGTAAGAAATCAGAAGCTTACAGGGATAGTAAAGTACATAAAAAAGTGTTCAGTGATATTTATAATCAGTTAAAACGTGAGTTTGGCATCTACGATGATGAAGGAAAAATGAAAAGCTACAAGGCACTGAAACGCAAGAATCTTGCCGATGCACATGAATTTGTTGATTGTTACACTCTTCCGGCATATTTAGCAGAGCAGATTAATGATTGCAATGTGCAGATCAGAATGGAGGACGGTGCCGATGGAGTATAAATTTACAGTTCCGGGGCGTTTAGAAGGCTTGAACAATTACACCGCAGCCAATCGCACCAACCCATATAAGGGCGGAAAGGTAAAAAATGATAATGAGAATCACATCATGTGGTGTATCAGACAGCAGCTCCGTGGTGTACATATCGAAAAGCCGGTACTGATCTATTACCACTGTTTTGAAAAAGACAACAGGAGAGATGGGGACAACATTCTCTCCTGCGCAACAAAGTTCATTCAGGACAGTCTCACAAAAACAAAGGTGCTGCAAGAAGATAACCGCAGATGCATCCCTCATTTTTATCATGATGTTTCTGTAGATAAGGATAATCCGAGAATTGAGGTCACAATCACGGAACTTACAGCGGAACAGGCAAAAATGAAATTAAGAGACTTACTTAAGGACTTGGAAACGGGGTGATTGCTTGAACTATTTAGCTGAGATAAAAGCATTTTACGACAGGCTCGAACTAAACCCGCAGCCCAACACTGCAATCGCCTTATGGCATGCGTTAATGTCCATAGCGAATAAAGCAGGGTGGCCAGATACGTTTACGGTAGCTTCGTCAGTCCTTGGACTTCGGTCTGGATTAAATGCATCAGCGTTAAAGAGAGCGAGAAACAAGCTTGCTACAGATGGGTTCATCGAATGGAAATCGCGCGGTGGGAATCTTGCAGCACAATATAAAATAAATAGTCTTGTGGTTCAAAATTACAGTAAAAATGCACCACAGTTTGAACCACAAAGTGAACTGCAAATTGCACCACAGTTTGAACCACAAAGTGAACCTATTAATAAACAAAGACATAAACATAAACAAAATACACCCCCTATATCCCCCACGGAAAAATTCGGAGAGTTTGCCGCAGCCTATCCGAAACGGTGTACTGGCTTTCTTGTTGAAACAGAATACTGCAATGCGGTACTGGCTGGTGTGCCGGAAGATGATCTGATAGTGGCTGCACAAAATTACGCTGTTGATTGCCGGAAGAAAAGGACACCTGATCGTTATATTAAAAATGCAGAGAATTTCTTGAAAGAAAATTTGTTTATGCAGTATCTGAAAGGAGAGAACGATGGATCAGTTGGCAGAGATACTGGAACACATGAAAAATCACTCAACGAACTTATGCAGGAATTCGGAGACACCGGAGACTTCCAGGGATTCTGATGTGTGTCCTATCTGTGAAGGGCGGGAGTGGATTTTAAAAATAAAAGACGGTGTGGAAATCGCAGTACCGTGTAAGTGCCGTGAGAAAGCGGTCATGTCAAGGCGGTTGCGATTCGCAGATATACCGGAGGCATTCCGTGGGATGGATCTGAGATCGTTTCGAATGGATGTGTACAGGAAGCAGGAAAGTAAAAAGATGGTGTCAGATGCCTGTAAAATCATAAAAACCTATCTGGATGATTTTGAGAGCCAGAAGGAAAGAGGCATGGGACTGTATATCTGGTCGAGGACAAAGGGAAGCGGTAAGACGAGGATTGCTGCCGGGATTGCAAATGAACTGATGAAAAGATACACAGTCAAATTTGCAGTATCACTGACCATCCTGCAGGAAATTAAGAATACATGGCGCAGGGATGCAGCAGGCAGTGAGAGTCAGCTTTTAGATGCGCTTTCCACAACGGATATTTTGATCATTGATGATTTTGGTGTGGAAGCACCGGCGGCATGGATCAACGACAAAATGTATCAGGTCATCAACGAGCGGTACATAAACCAGAAGGTAACGATTTTCACGAGCAATGATCCGCTAGACAAACTTTCTTACGATGATCGTATCACGAACCGGATCAAGGAGCGGACATATCAGATCGCATTTCCAGAAGAATCAGTCCGGGATCATATCGCAGAGCGGATGCAGGAGGAAATCATTGAAAAGATGATGGCGGGTGGAAATATAAAATAAAAATTAAAAGGAAGGTGGACAAATGCATAGCGTACAGCAGAGAAAAAGGGTGATTCCATCGAGTGTTTATAAGCAGGAATTAGCAAAATGTCAGTTAGGAGATAATATCGCGAATCACATGGGATATATTTTTACAGCCATTTTGTATGACAAGTTTGATATGACGTTTAAGCAGGTCACGAATTTTTATAGCAAAACCGTTGAGCGTCGGAAATCTTGGCAGGACGATGATGACGAAGCGGTAACGAGCGAGAGCATGATGGCATATTGCCGTAAAAAGAAAATTGATGTGGTCAAGTGGGTAAAATCAATCCCAATGTCAAAAAAATTGTATATGGCAGATATAAAAAATGGACGGGCAGTGCTTGGTGCAGATCGGAATATCGAGAGCGCGCTTGCCTCCACAATGTATCTGACAATTCCGACATTAAAAGATTCTTACCGTTTCTCAAATGCCAAAATTGAGGAATTTATGAATTGGGTTGCCTATTATATTGATTCCTATTGGCGTAAGCAACCGAAGAGTAAGGAACACTATCTGACGGATGAGATTATTCGGAATCAGTTTATTGAGGATGAAAATTGGGATATTGTAACAGGAAAAGCGGCGAAATAAGGATTATTAACATGGGAGAAATGACAAAGACAAGCGTAAAATACTGCCGGAAATGTAAATATGCATACAAGCACAATCAGACAGAGGTCATGTGTGGATATTATTTACAGACCAGATTAAGGCGTGGATGCCCGGTTGGGATGTGTGATAAGTTTGAGAAGAAAGGCAGAAAGAGAAAGGTGAAGTTGAAATGACGGATGAAACCAAGAATGAGATAAAGGCGGTACTGACGCTGTTAAAAAATACACTGGTAAGCAATGGTGTAAGCATAGCACTTGAAAAAAAAGACGATGGATGCATTTGTTTTTTTGATACCGCAGAGTATTGTCGCACCGGGAAATATAAAGGGGTATCTGTTAAAATAACAGATTTAGTGAGGTAGAAATATGATGGAGTGTATGAAGAGCATGGCTAAGAAGCCACAGACCAATGCAGACCGGATCAGGAGCATGACGGATGAGGAGTTGGCAGAAGTATTATTTGGAAGTTGCATAGAACACATGGGCGTAGATGAATGTTCTCATCCTGAAGAGGCTTGCAAATCATGTGTTTTGGATTGGCTTAAGGCAGAAAGTGAGGAATAGCATGGAGAGATTAACGACAAATAAAAGCGTGGCTGACATGTCGATGATCGAGCTGGCACATAATAGCTGCTATGCAGATGATGAGCGCAATGCCAGATACAGAGATTACGATATGGAAATGGATGCACGAGATTTTACCAGAAACCTCATGGCCACATTAACAAAAGATGAATTGCCAGTAGATGACGCAGAGTTTGACGAGGAAATATTGGACAATTTAACGATAGATCCGTTTTCAGATGTCCGTGGTCTGATTGCGTTGTTCTACCGCAATATGTGGGCAATGGCAGATTTGAGGGAAAAGTTGAAAGACTATGAGGATGCCGAGGAGCAGGGCAGGTATATCAAGTTGCCGGAAAAAGTCGAAGAAACGGAATATAGAGAGTGTGTACACACAAGAACTAAATGCCACCATGAAAATTGCAAGTGTTCGGAATGCCCTCTTACTGAATTGTTTTGTGATGAATTTTATACAGCAATAGATAGGTGCTATGAGGATGCATATGCTAGCGGATGTCTTGCCGGAATGGAAGTGGAAAAAGCCGAAGCCAAGCTGAAAGAAATGGAGGAAAAGGATGGGATATATCAGAGTTCTGGAAGAAAAACAAATTGAAGAAAAATGTTCTAACTGCCTTTACTGTGGTTCAAATGGTGTCACATGCATAAATGCGAATAATAGTGGAAAACCTATGGTTTTTGTTAACGGTGGCAGAGCGTGTAAATGGTATTGGCTGAATCAGCATAAATACAGGAGGATATAGACGATGAAAGATAGATATTTATTCCGCGGAAAGTGCATTGATGACGGAGAATGGATGTCCGGTAGTTATTATGAACTTGCAGGAAGACCGCTTATTTTTAAACCGGTTTTCGCAAGTAAAAAAGCTGTTTACGAGATAGACCCATCAACTATTTGCCAGTGCACAGGACTTAATGATAAAAGCGGCAGACGGATTTTTGAGAATGATATTCTTTCAGGGCATATCGACGTTGAGTTTCCAGAAGATGAGACGAGAAAGCGTGTCGTGTGGCATGAAAACGGATGGTGTACGAATGAGCCGGGCTGTGA